AAATAGTCTTTGATTCAAAAATTGCATATCCAGATACTTGGTTGGGTTCAATCTTTAGCTCATTTGTTGAGTGGTTGACTACCAAGGTGGTGGATGGGATCTCTGAGAGTTACAAAACTGTGTTTGAGAAGTACCCTATTCTCCCTTTTATCTTGAAGAAGACAAAAGATATTGTATCTTGGGCTATTAAAAACCCAACTGGTATTGGTGCAGCAGCAGGTTTACTGCTGGTTGCATGGAGATGGAAAGAGTTGTACAATCATGCCCTTGCTTATTACACTGAGCAAGGTAATGATGAAGGAGAAGCAGATATGAAGTCTGTTTTTCCGCTCAAAGGAGTTATTGGAGCACTCGGAGAGCATCCCTTTCTCTATGTTGCTGGGTCCATGTTGTTGAGAGAAAAATGGTCAAGCTTTGTTGTTAGTGCTAAGAAAGAGACTGGCGAAAGCCCTCTACTGGCACTGATAAACAAGTTTGTGCTTTCTTCAACTGCTTTTGTTGGCTTAACGTCTGCCCTATTGCAAGGAATTAACTTTGCAGCTTGGGCTACGGCAGATGAGCCTATTAACTATTTTAATAGTTTAACAAAGGACCAACGACCAAAATACACGTTTTTGCTTCGTAAGGAAGGTAAGGCTGCAATTGAGAAACATGCAGCTGAAACAGAGAAACATGGTAAAAGTCGTAAAAGACAAAAAGAGAGAGGAAACTATAATTACCCTGTTGGGGGTAAGAAGGGAAAGGGAACACAAGATGAACGAAACAAAGAGAGGTTTGGCCATCAGGATTGGAAACCTGTTGTTAGTTCTGGAGGTTGGGGAGCTGCTGTTGAAGAACAAGAAGCACCCGACTATTCTAAGGCTTTTGAGGAGTGGATGTATGAAAATAGAGAATTCTATGCTAAGCATTCAAAAGGTGTTAAAAAACCACCATCCTTTGATGAATTTCTTAAGAGAAAGAAAGTTCAGAAGCCCGTTCCTAAGAAAGTTGTGGAAAGCAAAAGTAAACCTAAACCTAAGGAGGCTAGTCTCCCAAAGTCCACTAAGACTAAGGGTCAAGATAGAACTCCTCCTAAGGATAAGGAAGAAGCTGATGCTAAGCCACAAAAACGACGAAACCGCCGTCGTAAACGTGCGCAGCGTCAACCCTTGACTGGTAAGGATAAAGAAGCAGCTGAAAAATTGCTTGCTGTATTCCAAGCCACCAAGGTTGAGAAAGTTGATGAAAAATCAACCCCAAAGGATGAGCAAAATGCTCGTCGCAAGAAGTTGAAACCATGTTTTGCCTATGCTAAGGGCAAATGCAAGAAGGGAAATGACTGTGATTTCGGTCATTTCATACATGATGATTTTCCTAAAATGGCGACTCGTGAAAAACATTCACGAATTCCTTTCACTACTTTTGAGACTGATGTGATCGATCTCTATATTGGTGATGAACACTTTGGCAAAGGGCACTTGAAAAGTGCTACAATCTTTGTTACTTGTGGTCATGGTGATTTCAAGAAAGTGACGCATGCTAAACAGAAAGGGTTGCCTAAAACTAGTTGTAAATTAGTGCTTGAAAAGCACTATAACAAGCTAGATGGCCACTATGTGTTTGAGCTTGCTAGTGCCTTCAAATATATTCCTGTTGAATTTGGAGTGCCAGAAGCTAAGCAGACATGTTTCATCTATTCTAATAATGATATAGATGCTTCTGTTGTGAATCTTGTTGAGGAAAAGGGTCTTTTCTGCTTGCAGTATACTTATGATAGTAAAAGGGGAGATTGCTCGCATGGAATCATTGACAAAGAAAGAAAAATTGTTATTGGTTTGAATGCTGGAGTAATTCCTGCTGCAGGAAAAAATAAACAAGGGGCATCACGTTGTGCTTGGGCAGTTCCTTTTTGTCCTCAATTCCTTGAGGACTTAAAGGCTTTTTAAGCGTCGACTCAATGTATCCTGTCATGTCAATCAAACCTGCATTTACCATATATAATTTTCAATATATCACTCTTTTAGGTAGAGTCGAGATCAAGAAACTGTCTTCTAAAAGTCAGTATCATCCTGATCTTAGTATTCCCTTTGATTATGAAAATTTGATAAAACACTCCCAAACTGGAGATGTTTATGGTATAGCAGAGTTGGGTGACATCATTGAGTTGTACGACAGGCTTAAAAAGTATGACCGCATTGACATTCCATTAAATAATGACGTGGCAAATATTGCCATTGACTATTTCATGGACAAAATAGGTCCATGCAAATTTCTTGATCATGATGAGGCCTTTTCACGTTTAAATCTTGGTTCTGCCTTAGGGTATGGAGCTAAATTAGAAGGTTTATTTTCGCGAAAAGATCCCGGATTAAGACAATATTTGAATGATTATGTCAGTGCTTGTCAAATAAGTCCACGTAGTGTTTTTATAAACGCTTCACAAAAAGACGAGATTAGACCTTTGGATCAGAAGACCCAAAAACTTAAAACTCCTCGTCTTTTTACGTCCTTTCCAGTAGAACATACATATTTATGCACTATTGCTCTAGGATCTTTCCTAGATCAATTTTATGAGCATAGATTTTGTTTAGATGGCAGTATCTCTGCAGTTGGTGATCCAATGCAAGATGGTGCTTTAGCTGTCTATAAGTATGAACTGGATAAGCGACCTTATCTTTATTGTACAGATACGTCTGGACAAGACTCTTCTGTTTCTGCCGATTTTATTACATTGATTTATAGTAAAATTATGAAGAAATATAATCTTTCTCAAGAGGAAGCATTAATTTTTGAAAGTTGCAGGAACAATTCAGTTAATAAGGTTGTGAGCGTTTGCGGTATGTTGTATCTCGTTCCTAGAGGATTAGGTTCTGGAGATTATCTTACTGTAGTTATTAATATTATGTGGCGTCTATATATGATTCTTGAGAATTATAAGTATCCTCTCGATACTTATTTCTTAGATAATACAACAATTATAAATGGAGATGATTTGGTCTTGTCATCAAATTATGATGATTTAGATCTCTCTTCAAAGTATGCTACTATAGAATGGAAAGGAAAACATGTAATATGGAGTGAGATGGATTTTTGCTCGTGTTTATTTCATCCATATATACACCATCATCCTGAAAAGGTTGA